TCAACTGAGAAACCGTGACCCTGACAACGATCCTATGTTTGACCCAGGCGGTAACTTCTATCATTATGCCGGTCAAACCGGTAGAGGCGCTTATACCGGAACTATTAACCGTAACTACTTGAGGTTTATTCGATAATGGAATACGATCCCTTAGAAGAAATTACAATGCCAGACCTTGCCGAAGGTCTGCAACAGGCTCTACAGCCTGAAACTCAAGAGGTCGATCCTGAAGAAATCGAAGAATCACAAGGGTTTGACGCCGCTAAGATTTCTGAAGGATTGTCTAAACTTTACCCAGAAGTAGAGGCAACAGACGAAGCGCCCGCACAACTTACGCAGACCCAACCTGCCGGTCCTACCGAGCAAGAAAAACTGCGTGAGGAGATGTACCTTAAAGATCCTACTACCAAAAGTGGTAAGGACGAATCGGTAGGTTTCTTAGACACCACGATGGATATTCTTGGTGCTCCGGGAAGAGGTCTGAACGATTACTTTGCAGACGAGATTAACAAACTTCCCGGTGTCAACCTCCGTAAAGCACCTCAATATGAGAACGGTGTTGCTCAAAGCATCCGTGATCTCAGCTCTATGATCCTTCCGTTTTTGATGCTTCGTAAAGGAGCTAAAATGGGTGTTGGTGCAGCCACCTCTCGTGGTCCTGGTGCAGCCGTTGCTAAACGTTTTCCTAGCACTTCACGTGCTGGTAAGTGGATGGCAGAACTGGGCGTTGACACTGGTGTCGGTGCCTACGTTGACTCTACTAACAAACTGAACGCTGTTGATGATAACCTTTCTGGATATCTGAAAAAGAACTGGCCTGCAACCTATCGCTGGATTCCTAGTGACTGGGCTACCCTTGACGGTGAGTCCCCTGACGTGTGGTCGGAAAAGAACCGCAACGAAGGTGTTATGCTTGGTTTCGGTTCCAGTTTCTTGGAAGGTTTTATCAAACTGGCTCGTCACATCAGAGGCACTCGTTCTGTTACCGATTACGTTTTTAAGGATGAATCGGCTGCTAAGGCTTTTGCCCGTGCAGAAGAGACTAATCCTGAAGAGTTCATGGCTAACATGGATGCTGCTGCAGCTAAAACTGAGCAAGCATTGGATGAGATTGGTCAACTTGCCCTGACTAAGAACCCTATGCCAGACGAGGCTACAAAGGGCGTACACGACGTTTTCCATCCTGATGAGGTGGGAGTTCGTACCGTGGATGACATGGGTGTTGTAGGGGCTGGTGTAGACGCCGTACGTATCAACAAAAACATTGGTACTGTACAAGGCAGGCTCCGCAGTATTGTATCTGAAGCTGCACTTAAATACGGCTTAGAAGCAGACCAACTGCCTAAGCGTACAATTATGGAAGCTGTCCAAGAGCAGATCCGTCAAGCTGGTGAGTATGATGCTTTCCTGCCTGATGGTGCTAAGATTGGTTTTGATGACATTGATGCTGCTGGTACCCGTATTGCTGAGCTGCTGACTGATCCTCAGGCTGACCCTGGCTGGCTTCGGCTCATGATGAATGAGTTTAAAGAAGAATACAGCAGGCTCGGTACAAAAACTGCTGTGCTGACTGATGAAGGTGTCAATGCTGGCATGAAAGCTATCAAGAAATATCTTGATGAGTATGTCAATATGGATGCTGAAAAAGCACGTGCATATCTTACGACGTCTTTGGCTGGTCAGGTTTCTGACATTGCTGAACAGGCACGTAATATGGAAGGCACTCTTGCAGTCCAACAGGCTCAAGAGCGTATCTTTGACCGCCTAACCTATCTTATTATGGAGACTGGTCTGGCTAAGAAGATGCGTGGTCAGAAGCTTAACTTCCTTAATACTTGGAAGCGTAATCCTAACAACCCTGAGGTCATTGCAGACGCTGCCCGTGAAGCTGCTAAAACAGCAGGAGATCTACAGCAAGAGGCTGCTGACGAAGCACTTGCTTTCATTCAAACTTTGAAAGCAGTTGCCGATGAGCGTCCTGAGTTCTTTGATCCGCTGCGTTTGGCTTATGAGTTTTCTGATGGTGACATCAACACCATGGCTAAGCTCAACGAGTATATCAAAGAAAGCCTGCCTGCTATCCAAAAAGCAGTGTACGACAAGCGTCCTGACATCCCTAACGCTATTGTTCAAGGTCTATATTCTAACTACTACAACTCTATCCTAACGTCCGCTTCTACGCCTATGAAGGCGGTGTTCGGTAACCTTGGTGGTATGGTTGCTAAACCTGTTGCTCACCTTGGTGGTGCTGCTCTTGGTGGTGACATACGTCAAATTAAACGTGGCTTTGCTGCTTACGCTGGTGTTCTTGATTCGTTTGCCAAAGGCACTAAGCACATGGGCAAGGTGTTTACCATGGCATCCAAAGATCCTAACAGCGTCAGCTACATGGTCCGTGACGACCTGGCTGTGCGTAACGAAGAATCTATGGAACTGCTCCGCTCGTTTGCTGAAGCAGCGTCTGCGCGTGGTGAAGATGGTCCTGCAGCTCTGCTAGAGATTGCAGAAACTCTCAACGATCTTGGCAACAATCCTATCCTTAGGTTTGGTGCTAACGCTATGTCTGCGTTTGACGGTTTTACCCGTGCTGTCATGGCTAACGGTCGTGCACGTATGTTGGCATACGACGACTTTATTGACGAAGGTATCAAACCGACTAAAGAAGCTTTCCAAGCTAAGGCAAAGGAATACTACGACTCTATGTTTAACAGCAAGGGTCTGATTAAAAATGACTATGTTGATTACGCAACCTCTGAGATTGCACTGAACCTTGACACTCCACGTGTCCGGTCGTTTACCAATCTTATTAAAGCTAACCCTTGGATGAAACCGTTTGTGCTGTTCCCTAAGACCAGTGCTAACGTTGTGTCTACTTTCGGTACTTACAGTCCTATCACCATGTTTATGGATGATTACAAAAAGATTGTAATGAATACACCGATGTCCGGGTTTACTGCTGACGAACTGGACAAACTGATGACTCCTCGTGGTCTCAAGCCTACCCAGGCTGAGTTTGATGGTTTGCGTGCAGAGCTGCGTGGTAAAAAGGCTATTGGTACTGCTGCTATTTTTAGTGCTTTTGGTTTGTGGCAAGCTGGTAGGATTCGTGGCAACGGTCACTATGATCCTAACCGTCAACGTGTTCGTCAAGAACTTGGTTACGAAAAGAAAACCTATATGGATGATGACGGTAACTGGCACAGCTACGACTGGCTTGGTCCGGTCGGTGACTGGCTGGCATTTACTGTTGACGTCATGGATAACTTTACCAGCATCTCTGAACCCGACAAATTCCTTAACAAGGCTACCTTTGTCTTGGGTGCGGCTTTGACTAGCCGAGATATGTTTGCTGGCTTGGAACCTATGTTTGACGTGGTACGTGGTGACGCAGGTGCACAAACCCGCTGGGCTGGTAACTTCCTGAGTCCTATGGCACCGCTGCATGGTGTTCGTCGTGACCTTGGTCGTATCATTTCTCCTGGTCTTAAAGTTGTTGACAACGAATTAGGCGCACACATCCGTAACAAGAATGGTGTTGCCGATCTTGTTGACCCTGAAGGTGCACTGCCTCAGCTCCACGATTGGATGTATGGTGACAAAGTAGGTTACGCAGAAAACCCGTACATTCGGGCTTGGAATGCAGTCATGCCTATGAAGATCTACGAAGGTCGTGAGCGTCCTGAGGCTGATTTTCTGATGAAGATTGAGTACGACACTCGTCCTGTGTTTAACGTGGCTGACAACGGTGTGAAATACACAGCGGATGAAAAAGCCAAGTTGTTTGAAATCATGGGTAAAGATGGGTACTTTAAAGAGCGTGTTGCTTACTACATGGATCTTTATGACGCTGATGAATGGCGTGATACTATCCATGGTTTGCGTATGAAAGATGGTAAGGACGTCGATCCTAAACTGTTTGACAACCTGTACATCAACATTGACGCAGCTGCTACTGAAGCTAAAAAACTTGCAGAACTGAGATTGCCTCTCGAAATGCAAGAAGACATTAACACCCGTGTCTACCAGACTGGTAGGAACAAAGCAGCACAACGTATGGGGCAAGCACCTCCGTACACCATTGAAACAATGGCAAAATAACCACCCGTAACCTAAACATTAAAATGTGTAATGGCTACAACTGAAGTATTTTACAACGGTGACGGTTCCGACCTCACCTTTACAATCCCATTTGAATATCTAGAGGAATCCGACGTTAAAGTTTCTGTCGGAGGTACCTTAAAAACTCAAGACACTGATTACACGTTTTCAACTCTAACTGAGATTACGTTCACTACTGCTCCCCCGAGCGGTACTGCTAACGTACGGATTTTTAGGGATACGGATATTGCAAGCCTGCGGAATGAATTTTTTGCGGGCTCTGCCATCCGTGCACAGGATCTTAACGACGATTTTCTCCAAACACTTTACACTGTTCAAGAGATTGAGGATCAGTTTGTAACTCAAACTAACGGTTCGTTTGACAGCAATGTCGATATGAACAGCAACCGTATTACTGAGTTGGCTGATCCTGTTAACGCACAAGACGCTGTAACTAAACAGTATCTTGAAGATAATTACTTCGATGATGGTACTGAAACCATCCTTAGTAATGAGTCTTGGCCTGACAACGACACTACCATTGCTACTACGGCGTCTATTGACAACCGTATCGACAGCAAAATTGACACTGCTATTACCAATGATATTGGTGCTGACAGTAGTGGTATTACGGTAACTGACGATGGTGATGGCACTATTACTCTTGGTCTTAGCGCTAATTCTATTGATCTTGACCGCCTAAAGAATGCTGACATCATTACGTCGGCTGAATCTAATCCTAACAACGACACCACTATTGCTACCACGGCTAAGATCGACGACATGATCGACGCCGCTATCACTGGTGACATTGCTACCGATAACACCGGTATTACTGTTACTAATGATGGTGACGGTACAATTACCCTTGGTCTTGCCAACATCGATCTTGACCGGATTAAAGCCGGTGACATCATCACCTACGCTGAGCAAAACGCTGGTCCTACCACTGACGACGACAGTATCTTTACTTCTAGTGCTGCTTCCCGTCGTTTTGACACTCTTGTCCAAACCGGTACGCCTAGTGGGTCTGATTGGGAAACTGGTAAGACTTGGTTGCAGAATGATGATAACCAGACTCTCAAGATCTGGAACGGTTCTACTTGGCTAGACATTGCATCTGGTGGTTCTTTCCGAACCCAAGATAAAGTCATTTATGTGGATGCTACTGGCGGGGATGACGCTAAAACTGGTCACCGTATCAGCGGACCTAAGCTGACCATTAAAGCTGCTATCAACGACATTAACGCAGACATCAGTACGTCTATTAAGACTGCTGGCTCTGGTTACACTGATGGCAGCTATACTAATGTACCGTTGACTGGTGGTACCAGTGGATCTGGTTTGCAAGCTAACATTACCGTGGCTAGCGGAGCTGTTACTGCTTGTACAGTTACTAGCACAACTACGCTAGAGGATTATCAGATTGGAGACATCTTGTCTGCTGCTGATTCTAACCTTGGCGGTGGTGGCGGTTCTGGCTTTGAGCTGGAAGTGACTGGTGGCGGTGACGGTATGACCGTGATTGTTGCTGCCGGTGATTATGCAGAAGCGGCACCTATCCAGATCAAACGTCGTAACGTGTCCATTGTTGGCATGGCGCTGCGTAGCACTATTGTGCATCCTACAAGTACAACTCAAGGTGACCACGCTGATGGTAACAATGCACTGTTTGAACTAAACAGTGGTTCGTTTATCCAGAACCTGACGTTGACTGGCGTTCAAGCTGGTACTTACAGTTCTGGTGATCCCAACACTTTAGACCCTGATCTTCCTAAGCGTCAAGGTTGGAACTTTGCGTTCTACAACAACGCTGTTATTACGAAGTCTCCGTACATTCAAAATTGTACTAACTTCTCTGACAGCC